GCGCATGGCCAAGCCTGCCCTGCTGCACGACTTCCTGCTGGAAAGTGGCGACGCCCGCGCCCATGATGTCTTTGCCGAAGCGCTCACCGTGGCGTGCGTGCCGCCGCTGACCCGCCGCCTGGTGCTGTTGGCCACTGGCCTCTGGAATGGCCATGGGCTGCGCTGGCCGGGCCAGCAACACCGTTGATACCCCACCAACGGAGCCACGCGCTCGCATTGTGCGCGCGGATCGCCATCGCTTGTCTGCATGGTAAAGGCCCCGTCTGATCACGTTGGAGACGTCGCGCAGGTGCTGCGCGTGGGCAGCGTGCTGTCGGTCGATCTGGGTGCGGGCACCTGCACGCTGGAAATCGGCGATCCCGATGAGCAGCCCGTGGCCACCACCAGCATCAAGTGGGGTACGATCCGCGCCGGGGACACCATCGTCTGGTCTCCGCCCACTGTGGGCGAGCAGGTGCTGCTGTTCTGCCCCGATGGCGATATCGCCCAGGCGATCCCCTTCGGCGCGCTCTATTCTAACACCTTCCCGGCACCGGGCAGCAGCCTGCGCGAGTTCATCCGCTTCGGCGATGGCGCCGAGATCGGCTACGATCCCGAAGCCCATCATTACGACATCACCCTGCCGGGCGGCGCGACCGCGGCGATTATCGCCGACGGCGGGATCACCATCGAGGGCGATGTCACGATCACCGGCGATGTTGCGATCGATGGCAACACTACCACCACCGGCACGATCGTCGCCCAGGGCAACGTCACCGGCGACGGGGTGAGCCTGAAGACCCACCGCCACACCGGCGTCCAGTCCGGCGGCGCAATCAGCGGACCGCCGCAGTGATCCGGGCCGCAGCATACTATCAGGAGCTGGCAGCACTGACCGGGCTGCGCGGCGGCCCGCAAGGCCGACCGGCCGTCCGCAGCGATGCGGCTGCAAGCCGCGTGAGCGAGGATATCGCGCGCCCGGATGGGCGTGCGGGAGAACAAGAATGAACGGCATGGATCGCCGCACCGGCAAGGCCATTTCAGGCAATGCCCATCTCGCCCAGTCGCTGGGCGATCTGCTGTCGACCCCGATCGGCACGCGGGTGATGCGCCGCGATTATGGATCGCAGCTGTTCGCCCTGATCGATCAGCCCCTCAATCCCGCCACCCGGTTGCTGATCTTCGCCGCCAGCGCGCTCGCCATCCGCCGATGGGAGCCGCGCCTCCGGGTCAAGCGGTTTGGCCTGCAGCTAACGGGTGGCCTGTCCGCCGGCGCCGCGCTGCTCACCATCGAAGGCGAGCGCACCGATCTGCCTGCCCCCAACGCCAGTGTCACCCTGTCCATCCCGATCCGCACCGCTGGCGCGTCGCCAGCCCCTGCCTGACTTTCACGAAGGAGCCCACCATGCACGGAATCAAGGTACTCGAGGTCACCACCGGCACCCGCCCGATCCGGGCGATTGCAACCAGCGTCGTCGGCCTGGTTGCCACCGCGGGGGCAGCAGCGGGCGAGGCCACGACCGCGCTCAACGCCGCCTTCCCGCTCGATACGCCGGTGCTGGTCACTGATATCCGCTCGGCGATCAGCGATGCCGGTACCACCGGCACGCTGAAGTCCGCTCTTGAGGCAATCGCCGATCAGGCCAGCCCCATCGTGGTGGTGGTGCGCGTGGCCGTGGCCACCGCCGGAGCTGGCAATCCCACCCAGGATGAACTGGTGATCGGTGGCAGCACCGCGGGCAGCTACACCGGCATGAAGGCGCTGCTCGCCGCGCAGAACGCGGTCGGCGTGCGTCCGCGCATCCTCGGCGCGCCGGGCCTCGATACCGAGGAGGTCGCCACCGAACTGGCCCTCACCGCCCGCCAGCTGCGCGGCATGGCCTACGCCATGGCCGTGGGCGATGATGTCGCCGAGGCGGTTACCTACCGCCAAGGCTTCTCGGCGCGCGAGCTGATGCTGCTGTGGCCGGGCTTTGCCGCAGGCGGTGCCGATACGGTCGCCCGCGCGATGGGCCTGCGCGCCCGGATCGACAACGAAATCGGGTTCTTCAAGACTCTGTCGAACATCGGGGTCGATGGCGTCACCGGTCTGGCGAAGGACATCTTCTTCGACATCAACACCGACAACAATGATGCCGCGCTGCTCAATGCCGCCGACATCACCACCATGATCCGCCAGGACGGCTACCGCTTCTGGGGCAACCGCACCACCAGCGATGAACCGCTGTTCGCTTTCGAAAGCGCGACCCGCACCGCGCAGGTGCTGCAGGATGAAATCGCCGCCGGGCTGATTTGGGCGATCGACAAGCCGCTCAACGCCGTGCTGATCCGGGACATCGTGGAGACGATCAACGCACGGTTCCGGGCGCTGGTGTCGGCCGGCGCGCTGATCGGCGCGCAGTGCTGGTACGATCCGGCGCTGAACCCTCCGTCCGAACTCGCCGCCGGCAAGCTGGTGATTGATTACGACTTCACCCCTGTCGCCCCGCTGGAAAGCCTTACGCTCAATCAGCGGATCACCGATCGCTACTACGCCAACTTCGCTGACGGCGTCGTCTGAGACCGCAACCCCTTTTGACGCTTCGTGTTTTGGCCCCGGCCTCAAGTAGCGAAGCGGTAGGCCCTCAAGAAGGAATCACGCCATGCTGCCCCGCAAGCTCAAGAACATGAACCTCTTCAACGATGCGAACTCGTACCTCGGCACGATCTCCACGCTGACCCTGCCCAAGATCGTCCATGCGATGGAAGAATGGCGCGGCGGCGGGATGCTTGGCCCGATCATGATCGATCACGGGCTGGAAGCGATCGAGTTCGAATGGACCCTCGGCGGGCACGAAGCCATCTCGATGCGCCAGATGGGGATCGTGCGGCACGATGGCGTGCTGCTGCGCTTCATGGGGGCCTACCAGACCGATCAGGACGGAGCCGTCACACCGGTGGAAGCGGTCATTCGCGGCCGCCACCGCGAGCTCGATCACGGCAGCCAGAAGCCGGGCGACGATACCGAGCAGAAGGTCATCACCGTGGCCAGCTATTACAAGCTGACCGCCGCCGGGCAGGACATCTACGAGATCGACATGGTCGCCGGGACGTATCTGGTTGGCGGTGTCGATCGCTACGCCGAGATCCGCGCCGCGATCGGCGCCGATGGCGGGCTGGGCGGGATCGGCAATGCCTTCGGCATCTCGAACCCGCTGAACGGCATCGGCGGCATCATTGGGGCGTAGCCCCATCGGCCTCAAGTAACGAAGTGATAGGCCGATAAAGACGTCTGGTTTCTCCAGCTTCGCCGGGCAGGTTCACGCGGTGCCTTGCCCGGCGGAGACCCCGCTGGGGCTCAAGTAGCGCAGCGGTAGCCCCTCCAAAAACGCCGCGTAGAACCGCCCTCAAGCACCCCGGACCTGATCCGGGGGATAGGGCAACAAGGAACAATCCATGAGCACCGCGAAAACCGAAGAACCTGCAACTGCCAAGCCCGGCGTGTTTGCTACTGTCACCCTCGACACGCCGATCAAGCGCGGCGAGCAGGAGATCACCACCATCGACCTGCGCAAGCCCAGCTCGGGCGAGCTGCGCGGCCTGTCTATGGTTGATCTGGTGAAGCTGGAGATCGACGCCCTCGCCAAGTTGCTGCCGCGCATCACCAACCCTCGCCTGATCGAGGCCGAGGTTGCCCAGCTTGACCCCTCCGACATGTTCCAGCTCGCCACCGAGGTCGCCAGTTTTTTGCTGCCCAAGGGGATGAAGCCAGACTCCCTCGCTTCGTAGAGGATGTCATGGCCAGCATCGCGTTCGTCTTCCACTGGCCGCCAGCGGTGATGGACGCGATGCCGCTGGGCGAGCTGCTCGACTGGCAGACGCGCGCGATCGAGACATGGAACGCGGTCTACGGCAAGAAGGAAGCGTGAATTGGACCGCGAGCTCAAGCTGATGATCATCTTCGACGCGCTGGACAAGCTTTCCGGCCCGATGAAGCGCATCAGCGAGGGCAGCAAGCAGATGCGCGCTGCGATGGCCGAAAGCCG